TGGAAGCAAACGGCTATCTAAAGTGGATAACGGTTTGGCTATGGTCTTTGCTGCACTTGTTGCAGCCGTAGGAGGCGTGATCGTAGCATTTATACAGGGTTTGCGTAAAGAGAACCGCGAAGACCACGCAAACGTTCAATCTGCACTACAACACATATACCGCGTGACAACACGCACAGAAGATAAAGTAGATAGTGTAAAGACAGAACTCAATAAGCATCTGATATCACACAACGAGGGGGAACATGGGAAACCTACTAGAAGAGATACAACGCAGCGAAAGTAATCGCACAAGCGTAAAAGCGATATTGGCTGCTCTTCCAAAAGAAGATGCAGAAGACCTAGAAAATGCGTTAGTAAATAGTGCCATCACATGCGCTGCGATACAACGTGCATTGAAGGCGCGTGGATACAGCATCGGACACGCAACATTGATGCGCTACAGGAAAGATGCAGCATGAATTTAGAAGAAGAAATATTCGCGCAAGAAAAGATTGAGACAGCCAAACTCCGTAGAGAGCGTGATGCTGCACTGCACAAAGCTTCTGGGCTATCTGATCAACTTGAAGAAGCATTGAAGGCACTCAACTTCATTGGCGATGTAACAGAAGCAAACATTGAACCGCCGAAGTGGTTAGCACCTGATAAACCGAAATTATCTGCAGCAACGCTCGTAGTGATGCTTTCTGACTTGCACCTTGACGAAGTGGTTATCCCTTCAGAAGTAGATGGGCTCAACGCATACAACAGGGAAATCGCAGAGATGCGCCTAAACAAGTGGACACGGAACGTTATCAAGATGGCACGCCATTATTTAGCAGGTGTCAAATACGATGGCTGTGTTCTACTGATGGGCGGTGACATCTTTTCTGGTGACATCCATGAGGAACTCGCAGACACCAACGCAGACACAATGATGGGAAGTTTGCTGTACTGGAGTGAACAACTTGCAGCAGCGATAGACCTGCTTGCTACCGAGTTTGGCAAAGTCCATGTTGCAAGCGTTGTTGGTAATCATGGTCGTACAACGCGCAAACCGAGAATGAAACTGCGCGCAAAAACGAACTTTGACTGGCTGTTGGCGAAAGTATTGGAAAGGCACTTCGCTAAGGATAAGCGAGTTACATTTGATACACCTGAATCAACAGATTGCTTCACACAGATTTATGGATACGGGCATTTGATGACACACGGAGATCAGGTATCTGGCGGTGGTGGCATTGGTGGCATTTATCCACCAATCATGCGTTTACGCGCACGCAAAGCACAACGTTATTTGGCTACGGGCTCAAACTTTTCCACTCTTTGGATGGGTCACTGGCACCAATACCTGCCTTCACCGTTCTTGGTTGTAAACGGTTCAATGAAGGGAGTTGATGAGTATGCGTTTATCAACAACTTTGGTTACGAACCACCGCAACAAGCGTTCGCGATTGTCACGCCTGAACATGGCATCACAATCCAAGCACCTATCTTCTGTTTGGATAGGAAGAAAGAAGGCTGGTAATGAAGTATGACTTTGTAGTTGTTCTTTGGCATGATGCCCACGCCATGCGAGAACACTGGATGGACACAGAAGAGATAGATGATGAGCCTTTGGAAGTGCGCAGCGCAGGCTTTCTTATTCCTGAAGCAAAAGTGAACCACATAGTCCTTACGCAAAGTGAGAACGATGCAGAGGGTGTAGATGGCGTGCTTGCCATACCCTGTGCGATGGTGCAATCAATGCGTGTAGTTTGTAGTGCAGGCGAGGTTCCCTTCTCCCTTGCTGATGGCAAGTCCGTCTAGGTTCCCCCTTTTACCTAGACGGACACCATCACCTATCCAGACGGATAGAAGAAGACACCACTCTGTGATACCCCCGTGACACACTGAAGGCACTATGTAACGCACCGTTGCATATTGAACAAAGGGAGACACAGTGGAAATCATTGAGAAGCCACCACACGGTAGTAAAGAGTGGTTGGACATTAGATGGCGTGATGCAAACGGCAAATGCACGTTCGGCGCGTCAGAAGCACCTGTACTGATGAACGAATCACGTTACGCATCGCGTGCTGATTTGTGGCAGTGGAAGAACCTTGAACCGCAAGTGTCGGTAGAGACTGCAGCGTTTAGGCGTGGCAACTTGTTTGAGCCTGTCCTCATCAAAGAGGCAGCGCACATACTTGGAGTTGAACTAACAACACCTGACTTCATGTATCGCAACGGCAGGTTCACGATGACACCTGACGGAGTGGATAACCCAACAGCACCATCGCTGATAGTTGAAGCGAAGACAAACAGCCAGAAGCGCATACGCGATGCAGCAGATTTGCCATCAGAGTTCTTGTGGCAAGGATGGGCACAACAGTATGTAACAGGTGCAGAGGTGGTGTTTGTTGTGCTGGATGCAACGCAAACAATCAGTTTGATTGAACTACCAAGCAATCCTGCAGCGTTAGAAGCACTGGAGTATGAGGCTGCTGCGTTTGGTGGATGTGTGGATGAGGGATTAGAACCACCACAGGACATCATCGGTCAAATGTCTGCACAGCAAATAGCGTCACTTTGGAAGGCAACGCCAACGCAAATTGAGTTGAGTGAAGACATCATGCAGTGGGTTGAGATGCTGGAGGAAGCAAAGGCAGATCAGAAGATTGCAGAGAGCGTCATCACAAACGCACAGGATGCGATTGCGCAAGCCATGCTCAATAACGAAATTGGCTTGTACCGAGGTGCGCAGGTTGTGACGTGGAAGCAACAAAAGGGCAGGAAGTCTTTTGACGCTAAAACGTTCTCGGAAGACAATCCAACGCTTTATGAGAATTACAGCAAAGAGGGTAAACCGTTCCGTGTCATGCGTGTATCGCGCAAGACAGGTAAATAACAAACAACAACAAAGAAGGGAATTGAAATGGCATTTGTAATAGAAGGTTATGTGGATGTGGCAGAACGCATCCGTCAGTTGAGGGAGAAGCATCCAGAAGCGGTTTTGCGACCTTACAATCCTGCAGAACCGTTCAAGATCATGGAGATAGGTGGGCGTGAGTTCATCGTTTATACGGCAGCGTGCTTCCGTAGTCCAGATGACCCGATGCCTGCGGTAGCGGTTGCTGCTGAACCTGCAGTTGGTAAGACAAACTTCACGCGCGATTCAGAAGTGATGAACGCTGAAACAAGTGCATGGGGTAGGGCGATTGTGGCGTGTTTGGCTGCAGACACTCAAAAGATTGCATCTATGGAAGAGGTGCGCAACAGGCAGTCTGATCATCCTGCTGCAAGCACACCAAGTCCTAAGACGCGAGAGGAGTACATCGCTGCAGCACAGGCGAAGAGTGATGCGATGGTCGCAGCACAGCCAAGCAGGGCAGTAGTGGGAAGCAACGCAAGACCACCACAGCCACAGGAAGCAGTTGTGACACCAATCAAAGCAGGTGCAGTGACAGAAGCGCAAAGCAAACTCATGGCAAAACTGATGAGAGAGCGTGACGTGGATGGCGTGGCATTTTGCAGCGAGCAAATCGGAAGGCAAATAAACAGCACTGCAGACCTCACAAAGTCTGAAGCATCAAAAGTAATCCAAGCATTGACAAACATGAAGGGAGCATGACATGGAAACGCTAAACATATGGAAGGTGCAGGTACGCAAAGAAGGCGGTACATATCAAAACCGTTACACGCTTGACAAAGAAGCACAGGCGTACTTTTATTACCGTTGCATCAACATTGGCGCGCCATACACAAAGCGTTTGCTTTTGAACGGCAAAGTCATAGCACGCAGTAAGGGCATCTGATGTCGGATGCAGTGTTGCCATACAACAACACACAGGGCTATGTATCCAGACAGGCAAGCAGGGAACGTGCCGTTGAAGAGGCTGTAAGCGGTATCGCTGCAGACCGTCAGCGCATGGTACTTACCTATCTGTTGAAGTGCGGTGAGCGTGGTGCTACTTGGAAGGAGGCAAGCACTGCGCTCAACCTGCATCATGGACAGATATCAGGCTGTTTATCTGCTTTGCATAGTGGCAAAAAAGTGTTTATGTTGCGTGAAAAGCGTGGACGTTGCCATCCTTACATGCATACTGATTACCGCGATGTTTACCATGACGGATTGCGGTTTGACGAACCTGCAAAGACGCGCAGTGGTGACATCAATCAACGCATAGCACGCGCCAACGAAATCGTGACTACCGCTAAGGCACTATCCGCGATGTACTCGGAGAAGTGTGGCAGTAGTGAAGACAAAGTGGTGTTCTGCTTGCTGGAAGAAATGCTTACAGACTGTGAAGAACTATTGAAGGTAGGTGCAAATGAGGGGAAGTGATTGGCGCGAAATTGCAGCGTGCAGAGGCATGTCTATTGACCTGTTCTTCCCGAACATACCTGTTGGTAGGACAGGTGTTTACGATGATGGGAAGGCAGTGTGCGCAAAATGCGCTGTACGCCCGTCATGTATGAAGTTGGCTGAAGAGTTTGTGCCACACGGAGATCGCTATGGCTTGTTTGGTGGATTGACACCTACAGAGCGCAGGCTGTTGAGGCAGCGCACAAAGAGGGAGGCTAGAAATGCAAGATGCGCTTGAACGCAAAGGAGACTGTCAAGGAGTGCGCGACAAGTGTTCCTACGGTGATGCGTGCCCGAAGTTTGGCACGTTAGGAAGACCTGCACGCGATGGCAAAAGACGCATCAAAGGATGCGGTGATGCAGTGGCACGCGGTAAACGCAATAGAGCCAAAGGAGACAGCAAGGCACGCAGGGCAAGGAAGCAACTTGGGCTTGCAGGTGTAAACAGCAGGCATGAGGAACATTGGGGAGGCGCACTACGCGTAGAAGTGAAAGCAGGCGCACAGGTGCAACCTATTGAGACACGCTTCGCACAGGCGGAGACACAGAGCGCACAGGCGAGAGCCATCGGAGACATAAGACCGTTTGTGATGGTGGCTATGCCCGATGGCATGACGGATGGAATAGTCCTT